TTATTTATTTATATTTTCAATTAAATTAATTACTTCTTCCAATTTAGAATCATACATATGAGAGTATCTATTTAGTGTCATTGATATATCACTATGGCCTAAATATTTTGATACAATAGTTATGTTTGCACCATTATTGATTAATAGAGAAGCACAAGAATGTCTAAAGTCATGAATTCTAATTCTTTTGACTTCAGCTATATCACACCATTTATTTTTCTTTCTCTCTATTGAAGTATCTGCTAGTGGCTTGAAAGTTCCAAATACAAAGCATTCATTTGTAAATCCATCCAATACAGAATATTCTTTATAAAGCGTTTTTAAGCCTTCTAATGCATTTTTAGGAATTGGAATAGTTCTATTACTAGATTGTGTTTTTGGAGGAAAAATGACATATTTTTGCCCCTTTATTTTTGATGTTAAAGTTTTATTTATTGAGATTGTTCCCTTTATAAAATTTATATCGTTCCATATCAAAGCTTGTATTTCGCCTCTTCTTAGCCCACAAAAGTACAATATTTCAAAAAAGACTTTGTACATATTATCATCTACAATACTAATGAACTTACTGAACTCATCATAAGTCCAAAAAAGCATTTCTTTTTTCATTTCGGTAGGATTTTTAAATTTACCAATACTTTTAGGAACTTTTGAATCAACATTATATAGTAAATTGGCATAATCAATTAAAGATAATACTAATGAATGCAATTGATTTTTGTATACTGTAGATAATCCTAATTTATTCATTTCATCTTGAAATAATAAATATTGTTTGGCAGTAAGCTTTTCGATTTTTATATTTCCTAATATTTTTCCAATGTGTTTATAATATCCTTTAATTCTGATTATGGTAGTTTCTCTACAACTCTTTTTTTTATATATAAGATACTCATTATATATGTCATCGAAGGTAGGAGACATAGTAGTTGTGTTCCCTGTTAAAATTAAAAATTTTGCTTCTTCCTTAATTGCTTCTTCTTTAGTAGAAAACTTCTTGCTTTTCTTTGACTTTATATTTCCATAGATATCTTTATAATTGCATTTAAAGTACCATATCCTATTATCTTTCGTTTTTTCTGTTTTTGTTTTATATACTGGCATAAAAATCACTTTCCTTTCATTTTATTATTGAAATAGAATTGTTTCTATGCTATAATTATATTGCATAGAAAAATCCTAATCGTGCTAGATTCTGATTATTTTATGTATTTTGACTAGACTGTTCCAGCAGTTCTAGTCTTTTTTTAATTTTTCAATTAATTTTAAATATTCTTTATCTTTTAATCTATTACTAGATTCATTAATTTTTTTTCTAAAAGCTTGATAACATTTAACAAAATATATTGTCAATATAGTGATAAATGTTATAATAAATACTATATCTATATCATTGGTGTTTAATATATTTGAAATTATTGCTGTTATAAAAAGTGAGATTAAACCACCTAATATTATGCCACTAATAATATTCCAAAACCATATTCTTATATAATCAATACTAGTAAGCATATTTATTTCTTTTATATTTTTTTTAATTAATATGGTTTTACAATTAGGGCAGATTTCGAAAGGTATTCCAATATCAACCATTCCATAAGTATTATCGGACTTATAATTTTGTATAACACAATTACAATTAGGACATATTTTTTTTACATATTTTCCCATAAAATATTACCTCCATATATGTTTAATTTAGTTGACATTTTTTTAATAATCTTTCTTTTCTTTTAATAATGCCACCATTAGTGCCATCGCTTGTTAAACCTAATTTAATATAATTATCGCACATTTCGATTGCCTCTTTATATTTTTCTTGCTTTTCTAATAATTTCAAGAGAATACTATTGCTTCCATAATTAATTGGAACATATTTTTTGTTTAGTATGACGGCTAATTCTTTTTGCCAATTAATAATATGTTCTGCTAACTTATAGTCTTCATAACATAATTTTATACATTCATTAGTATATTCATTATTGATATCTTTGCAATTAATTGCTTTTGAATATAAATTACGATTAATTTTTAAGTCTTCTAATATTTCATAATGTCTATCAATGTATTGTTTATATTTTTTTTCTAATGTGTCCATTTTTTTATATAAAGTAGTTGATTTCTTGATATAGTAATTAGAAGAATAATATAAGGATTTAATAAAATTTTTAATTTTCATTATTTATCATTTACTTTCTTTTTATGTTTCTTTCTTTTATAGTTTTATAATATAATAGGGGTGGTTATATGAAGTACAATGATTTAATAAAGTTACTTAAATATCGTAAAATTAAATTGTCATTGTATTTTTTATTGTTAGAGGACTATTATTAGTTCTCTTTCTTATTAATACCATCTATCATATCAGCAATTTTTAATAACTTATTTAGACTTTCTTCATCTATGTTTTCTTCATCATCCATTAAGCCTTTTTCTTTTAATATTTTTTTGTACTTTTCTTCTTGACTTTTATTCACAGTGTCTGGGAAAAAATCATTTATAGACACTTTAAAATAATTTGCAAGTGAAAATAGAACATCTTGATTAGTTTTTCTTTCACCTATTTCATATCTTGATACAGTTTGAGGTGTAGTTTTTAAGAATTCTGCCAATTCTTCTTGAGTTATATTTTTTCTTACTCTAAACTCTCTAATTTTGCTTCCAATATATTTATTTACATCCATATTAATTTCCTCCACAATTTAATTATAACACAACTTCACCAAAGTGGAACAAAAAAGTTAATAAAAAGTAAAAAAAGTATTGACACATCACCGAAACGGTGATACAATTGACTTGTAAATATGAAGGAGGTGAGATAAAAAAATGCAAGAAAAATTGATAATAATTAGGAAACAGAAAGATTTGACACAAAAAGAATTGGCTAATTTAATTGGCATTACACCAAAACAATATGGATTAAAGGAAAATGGTGATTGCAAATTCAATGGTGATGAAATGTTTAAAATAGCGGATTTTTTTAATATGAAAGTTGATGATATTTTTTTACCTACAACTCACCAAAATGGTGAAAAAGAAAAAGAAGAATAGGAGATAGAAGTGAAAAATATGGAAAAATTATTAAAGATTCTTTTGACTATTCAAGTAATACTTATAATTTTAATTATTATAGGCTGGATAGTTTGGGCTTGTCTGAAAATAAAAGGCTATTAACTAATTCGTTTAATTAGTTCTTGTATAGCATTTGATATTTCTTTTAATTCTTGATTTTGTGAGTGTTGCTTTCCAGATGCAATGCCATAATCTTGCTGAATATTGATTATAAATGTTTCAGAATGTTTCTTTTTCCCACTTAAGTAGTCAACTTTAAAATAGACATCTTTAAGACCAGAATCATTAGATCTAAAAGGTATTTTATAAAATTGATTTGGGGCAATATAACAGTCATTTAAGTATTCTAAAGCTTTATTAAGTTTTAAGTCGCTAAGTTTATCAATACTTTCTTGATTATATGTTATTGATGTTATATGAGCAGTAGTATTACCACTATTTTTGATAACTAAATATTCAATTGGACTGTTAATACTTATAGTGTCTTTATACATTATGATAAATGCCCTTTTAGAGTTTTCAATTATTTGTTTATTTTGAAATAACACAATGATAATTGATATAGTTGAAATAATTGCAAGAATACCTGTACCAATTGCTAACCAAAATTGTATTAAATCGGTAGTAGTCAAAGTAATCACCTCACTTTCTGGTTATCTATTATAAGTGATGTAAGAGAAAAAGTAAATAAAAAATCTAGCACGAGAAAGGAAAATAAAATGGGAAAAAATAAAAAGAGACCTGTTAGTAATTATATAGAACAGGAACAAGTATTAAATAAACCTTGGTTAAGCACAGAAGATTTAAAAATTATATTACCACTAGGAACTAATGCAATAAATAATTTTAGAAAATCAATCTGTGATGAAATGGATAAAAACAACGAGTTTTATTTCAAAACTAGGCCTATATTAGTTCCTACTAGAAAAGTAGTAGAGAAATTAAATATAGATGTTGCTTTAATTAGAAGAGAAGCAAATAAGATGAGAAAGGCGGTGATGTAAATGAAAAGGTTCTTAAATAGAAATAAAGGAATAATTATCTTTTATGGATTGTTAGTGTTAATTACATTAGCAGTTACAAATAATATCACAATAGAAAAAATATCTGCTAGTAATAGTTTGGTAACGCAACTAGCAGATAAATAAGAAAAAATAAAAAGTTTGTATTAACTTTTTACATACATAATTATAACAAATTGTATGTTTTTTGTCAAATAGGGGATTTTGGTTGAGAAAAGATGGAGGCAATATGGATGATAACAAGAGTTTTATAAAACTTCATAGAAAGATGTTAAAGTGGGAGTGGTACAACGATAATAACACAAAAATATTATTTATCCATTTGCTTTTGATAGCTAATTGGGAAGATAAAAAGTGGCAAGGAAGAATTATTAAAAGAGGTCAGGTCGTAACTGGAAGAAAAAAATTAAGCAAGGAAACCAGTTTGACAGAGCAGCAGGTGAGAACATCATTAAATAAGTTAATTTCAACCAACGAAATAACCATCGATGTAACCAACAAATATTCTTTGGTAACTATTGTAAAATATGATAATTATCAACAAAGAGAGGAAAAACTTAACCAACAAAATAACACTCAAAATAACCAACAAGTAACCAACAATCAACCAACAAATAACCAACAAATAACCACAACTAAAGAATATAAAGAAAATAAAGAATATAAAGAAATAAATAATAATAGTGTTGTTGTTAATAAGTTATTTATATTTGTAGAAGAAAACTTTGGAAGAACACTAGCACCACTAGAATATGAAGAAATTAGGACTTGGAAAGATAACGATTTGACTAGATATGCTATTAAGCAAGCAATTTTAAATGGCAAATATAACATAAAATATATTTCAAGAATTCTTTCAGCATACGAAAGAGAGAACGTTAAGACAGTTCAACAAGCCCAAGCAAGGGAAAGAGAGTATGATATTATGCAAAAGAAAAACATCACTTATCAATCGAAGAATCCTGATTGGTTTGATAAAAATATAGCAAAGGAAACTTCAAAAGAGTCTCAGAAAGAATTAGAAGATTTGTTAAAAGATTTTAAATAAAAAAAGAGAGGTATGAAAAAATGGAAGAAATGCAAATAGCAGTGGTAGAACAATTACCAAAAATTACTGAAAAAATTAAAGAAGTCGGAGCAGAATTAGATAAAAGACTTGAAGATCTAAACTTAAATTCATTAGTCTGCAGTGAAGAGACAAGAAAGTCTATCAAAGAACTAAGAACTAAATTAGGGGCAGAACTTAAAGATTTTGAAAGACAAAGAAAAGACATAAAAGAAAAAATCAATGCACCTTATGATTTATTTAATAAAACTTATGAGGCAGAAATAAAGTCAAAATATCAACAAGCAGATTTAACATTAAAGACTAAAATTGATGAAGTGGAGGATAGTTTAAAAGAAAAGACTAAAAAATTAGCAATTGATTATTTTAACGAATATAAAGCTTCTAAGACAGTTATCAAAGATAATTACTTATCATTTGAAGAACTTAACTTACAAATTGGTTTAGATGGTTTAACTGATAAAGGAGCATTGGTAAAAAAATACAAAGATGCAATTATTGAAAAAGTAGACAATGCCGAAAGAGACATTGAAACAATAAACACTATGGAACATAATAGTGAAATACTTGTTGAATATCTAAAAAATAAAAACTTGTCTTTGGCTATCAAAGAAGTAAATGATAGATATGTAATATTAAATCAAGTACAAAAAGATTACGAAATAGTACAAGAGGAACAAAAGCAAGAAGAAAAAGTAGTTGAGAAAGTAGAAGAAGTGTTATCTGCACCAGTTGAAGAACAAACAACTATTGATGATTTTGAAGAGCAAGAAGAATTATACGAGATGACCTTTAAAGTTAAGGCTACTTTACCTAGATTAAAGGAATTGAAGAAATATTTAATCAAGGAGGGATATATCAATGAATAATCAATTACAAAGCAAACCAAAGTTTAGTTTGGCAATTCAAAGTGAAGGCTATAAAAAATTAATTAATAATACATTGGGAGATCCAAAAAGGTCAGCTAAGTTTATTGCAGCAATAAGTAGTGCAGTAGCTACTAATCCTGGTTTGCAAGAATGCGATGCCGGAAGTATTCTTAGTGGAGCATTACTTGGAGAAGCACTTAATTTAAGTCCAAGCCCTCAATTAGGTCAATACTATTTAGTGCCTTTTGACCAAAAAAAATATAATGAAAAAACAAAAAAATATGAAGTAATATCTAAAAAAGCACAATTCCAATTAGGATACAAGGGATATATACAATTGGCTATTAGAAGTGGTCAATATAAAGATATCGATGTTATAGAAGTAAGAGAAGGCGAATACTTAGGTAGAAATAAAATTACTGGTAAACATCAATTTGAATTTATAGAAGATGAGGTTGAAAGAGAAAATAAACCAATAATTGGTTATATGGCTTATTTCGAATACTTAAATGGGTTTTATAAAAATCTATATTGGTCAAAAGAAAAAATGCAAAAACATGCACTAGAGTATTCACAAGCATATGCAAGTGATGTAAAAAAAGGTACTAATTATTCATTTTGGAGTAAAGATTTCGATGGTATGGCTTTTAAAACTATGCTAAGGCAATTAATTTCTAAATGGGGAATTATGAGTATAGACATGCAAGAAGCTTTAACAAAGGATATGTCAGTTATAAAAGAAGATGGAACTTGTGATTACGTTGATAATCAACCTATAGTATCTGTACCTACTGAAGAAAAAATAAATACCGAAGTAGCAGAAACAACTGAAAAGATTACAGAAGTAAAACAGGTTAATATAAATGAACTATAAAATAATTAATAGTGGCTCTGATGGAAATGGAATGATTATAGAAGATACTATTTTAATTGATTGTGGGATCTCATTTAAGAAATTAAATGAATATTACAAGAGATTAGAAATAGTTCTTCTAACCCATATTCATGGAGATCACTTTAATAAGAAAACTATATCAAAATTAGCAATTGAAAGACCTACATTGAGATTTGGCTGCTGTGAATGGTTAGTAAAAGATTTAATTGAATGTGGAGTAAATAAGAAAAATATAGATGTCTATGAAACAGGCAAAACTTACTCATATAAAACTTTTAAAGTAATACCTATAAAACTATATCATGATGTACCACAATGTGGTTACAAACTAAAAATAAATGGAAATAAATTGATATATGCTACTGATACTAATCGAATAGATCATGTGATTGCTAAAAACTATGATTACTATTTTATTGAAGGCAATTATGAAAATGAGGAAGGATTACATCAAAGAGCAGAGAACCAGTATTACGAAAATAGAGTAAAAAATACTCATTTAAGCAAAGTATCTGCGACTGAATGGTTAATGAATAATATGGGAAATAATTCTAAATATATGTTTATGCACGAGCATAAGGAAAGGAATAAAAATGAAATTAGGACAGGAAAAGATAGATAAGATAGAAGAAATAACACTTACTGACTATGAATCGGTAGATGGCTTTGTTTCAATTGAAAGTGCAGAATGTATTATTGATGACTTACTTACTGAAATTAGTAGTTTAAAAAAAGCACTTAAAAGGAAGAAAATTGTTTGTGAGCCAGACTACGATGAAATAGGAAAAGACATAAGATTTGGTATGTATGAACAATAATGAAATAGCTAAATATAAACAAAGAATTTAAAGATAAATTAATGAACTTATTAGGAGGAATTAAGAAATGAACAAGGCAATATTAGTTGGAAGATTAACAAAAGATCCTGAACTTAGAGCTACATCTACTGGTAGAAATGTTTGTCAGTTTTCAATTGCAGTAAATAGAAATTTTACTAATGCAAATGGTGAAAGAGAAGCTGATTTTATTAATTGTGTAGTTTGGGATAAGCAAGCTGAAAATCTTGTTAAATATCAAAAAAAAGGTAATCAAGTGGCAGTAGAGGGAAGAATTCAAACTAGAAATTATGATGATAAAGATGGTAAGAAAGTATATGTTACTGAAGTATTTGTATCAAATGTTACTTTTCTTGATAGTAAAGGCAGTAACGATAGTGTAAATAATTTAGAAGAACCGCCAGAAAAACCTGGCTCAATAACTACTGAACAAATTGATATGCCTACAGCAAACGATCCATTTGCTAACTTTGGAAACGAAGTGCAAATTAATGATGATGATTTACCATTTTAGGAGGTTTTGAAAATGAAATTAAAAAAAGAAAAGAAAATAAGAAAACTATTAGGAGAGAGGTTCCATTTGTGTGTTGATAATTATGGAAATTGGAAGTTGTTTAGAAAATATGACAATTCAAAACTTTATTTCAGCGCAGAAAACATTGACATAATGAATTCAAATAACAATTCTGAAAAAGAATTACTTAGGTTTGCCAAGAAAAATAGAAGATATGATGCTGATAAAGTAATTTTTAACACTACATTAACTATAGTATGGTTAAATGTTATATTAGCAAGTGTCAATATATTTATTAATTCAGAGGTTATTAGAGGATTTATTCTTGGTATAGACTTTTTGGCATTATGGCAAAGTCTAATAAAAATGGTGGTTAGTAATCATAATTTAAAATGTAAAACTAAAGCTTTGAAAGAAAAAATAGAGTTAACAAAAAGAATTGCAGATAATGATAGAAGACACTTGTAAGATAGACAAAATACTACCATTATTATTTAGATTAGACAAGGATACTATTTATGATGTAAAAATAACTAAACATAGAGAAAAAAGAAGTTTAAATGCAAATAGTTATTTATGGAAACTTGTTACTGAAATAGGTAATGCATTGAGTAAATCAAAAGAGGAAGTATACTTGCAAATGTTAATAGATTATGGTCAATCTGAAATGGTAAGTATACTATCTGAAATAGATGTTAAAGGCTACTTTAAATACTATAAATTGGCTGGAACTAGCATCTTAAATGGTAAAGAGTTTAACCATTATAAAATTTACAAAGGTAGTAGTGAGTATGACACCAAAGAAATGAGTATTCTCTTAAATGGTGTAGTACAAGAAGCTAAAAATTTAGGAATAAAAACTAAAGATGATATTGAATTAGAGAGATTATTAGAGGAGTGGTGTTAATGAGGGATTACAGTGTTATTATAAAAAAAGCATTAAAATATTTATCAATGCTAAAAAATGGTAAACAAATTAAAACTGCTCCTCAACTTTTAGATTTAAAGGAAACTATGGAGCAACTAGAGGAACTATTGTATGAAAAAAAATAGAGGAGGAAAAATGAAAGGGGAAATATTAGATATTGAAACTGCTCAAGAGTTAGCAGAGAACAAAAAAGAAGTAGAGAGGTTAAGAAGAGATAAAAACTTTGCAGAAGAAAAACTTAAGGCATTTCAAAAAAAATATGACAAGATGGAACAGAGAAATACTTTTCTTGAAAGTAGAAATAAAATATTAGAACTAGTCGAGACATATTTACCACATAGAATAAATGTAATATCTAACATGAAAGATACTAGATATGACTATTCAATACTAGAGTTAAAGAAATTATCAGATGCATTGGATATGGAAAAGGAAAAATTAGAGAATAAAGGGGATGGAGAAGATGAACGAGAGTGAGTTCAAATTACAGTTCTACTTCAATCTCTATAAAGATAAATCAATGATTAATTCAAGTATGTTTAGAGCAAAGTTTAAGAAATTACATGGTGATTTTAAGCATTTGGACAAGCTAGTTGTAGCTATAGAAAACTACCAAATAAAAAAGTATGGTTGTACTTTAGGAAATGGATCTATGGATAAAAATAGTAGACCAGAGAGGATTAGAAAATTATGAGACCAAATGAATTAACTGAAAAGGAAATAAAAAAATTACAAAAAAAGTTTCCACAAATTAAAAAAAGAATACCTAAAAAAAGATTAACTAAAGAAGAAATACAATATAGACAAGCACAAAGAAAAGCAAAGTGCGAAAATGTGTGCATATTTCTAATAACTATATTCTTTTTAGGAATGGCTATGGCAAGCATATTTGTTCTTTACTTGATGATGACTTATAAGTGGTAAGGAGGAAAAATAATGTTTTATAATTTAAATGGAATTAGAACAGAAATCAAACAATTAGGCAATACAATTTCTAAACAATTGATAAATATTAAAAATGATATACCATATCAAAGTGAGATAGAAATAGAAAATAAAAAATTATTAGATAGTAATGTAAAACTTAAAGAACAATTAAAACAAATAGAAGGTTCATTAATATCATTACAAGAAGTAAATGAAAAGTTATTAAAATATATTGAAGAAATTGATGAGGTTAAACAAAGTGGAGGTATAAAAACTCAAACATTTGATTATTTTAATCCAATAATTAATAGATCTTTAAGACACGAAATAAAAATAATTCCTGAATTGAAAATAGCAAGATTAGTAGAAGCAGAGAGAGATGATTAAATGCTTATATTATATATACCATTAATATTCTGGGTGGTAATTGGTATAGGAGCGATCATAGGATTAATTATGATAATAAAGGAGTGGAATGATGAATAAAGAATTAGTTTTTAAAAAAGAAATGAGAGCCTTTGATATTAATGTTGATGATATTAAACCTGATGAACATATTTTTGGAGCAATAGAAGAAGCAATGATAAAAATGAGAAATGAATGCTTAATTGATAGATTAGAAGTTGTATTAAACAATAATTTAATAGATATAAAAGATAAAATTACAGTTAATAGAACAATACTTGGTTGTAGGCTTTCATATGCTGATTTATCTAAAGATGTATCGTTTATTGTAAGACAGGATAATGAGCCAACTTACGAACAATTACAACAACAAAATAAAAAGCAAAAAGAAGTAATTAATAATTTTTTAGACATTGTCGATAAAAGTAAAATATTGTTAAATAATCCTGATTTATTAGATTTATATTTAAAAATAAAAGAGGTGGAATAAATGGATAAGGAAGAGCAACAAGCATTTGAAGCAGGCAAGAAAGCAATAAAAAGATTACTTATAGAAGAAAAGCGAATGAAGGCAAAATTAGAAAGAATACAAAAAGATAAACTTGCTTGCATAAGAATTTTAACAAGCGATGAATATTGTGAAGAAATATTAAAAAAAGAGGTGTCAGAATGAGTATATATGAAGCAAGTATAACTAATCCTAAAAAGCAACTAGAATTTTATAAAGATTTATCAGAACAATTACAACGAGAAAATAAAAAAATAAAGAAACAGCTTGAAGAATGTTATTGTAATAGAACGGATTGTTCATCAAGAATAAAAAATAGCAAAAAATATGATAGTTTAGTTCAAACTCAAGAAGCTCAACAAAAAAAGTTTATAAATTATTTAGAAGATGAAATATATAGTATTGAACCTAAAGGAACAGGTATTAATTATAATTGCGAATACGATAGTGAAGAAGATTATGTAATGGCTATGCAAGAGCAATCAAGATTAAATACTTTAAAAGAAATTTTACAAAAACATAAAGAAATAATAGGAGACGATAAATAATGGAAGATATACATACTATTATTCATAGAAAAAAAGAGCGATTAAAAAAACTTAATGATTTTAATTATATAACTACTATGAACGATGTTAAAAGGAATAATGAAATTTATCGTTTAAAAGGTTATATTGAAGCCTTAAATGATGTTAAAAATAAAAAAATATATACACAAGAAAGGGATATACTTGAAAGAATTTATGAAAATGTTGATGAAAATATAAAACAGATTATACGAGAATGTTGGAGGTAAATAATGAAATTAGAAGTTGGAATGTATGTAAGGCTACAAAATGATGTTGAAGATATAGTTGTTATAAATAAAATTGCAAATGTATTTGAAACAACTATATTAACTGAAAATGATGGCAGTAACTATCAAGGGGAATATACAAAAGAAAATGTAGTTAAAGCCAGTTATAACATAATTGATATTTTGGAGGTTGGAGATTACGTTAATGGTAAAAAAATAGTTGATGTTGGTTGTTTAATCAATGGACCTAGAAAAGGCACAAAGGTAATAGATTATTATATAACCCCCAGTGCGGTTAGTTATTTAGAAAATGAAGATATAAAATCAGTTATCACACACGAACAAATAGAACAAATGGAATATAGAATAGGAAAATAAGTATGAAAATAATAAATAATACAAGTTTAAATTATTCAACTATCGGTTCAATAATAGATAACATAATGTCAAACACTAAAGGAACTACTCATTATGTAGGACAAATAGAATGGACTATATTAGAAATTAATACTCATAAAATAACAATAACAATAAGATATTTAAAAAGTTATATAGAATGGAGATTTGATGAAAAATGAAAATAATAGATTTACTGGTAAAAATATCGCAAGGCGAAAAAATGCCAAAAAAGATAAAATATGAAGGTTATGTTTGGGAATATGATAAAGTTGCAAAAGATTATTACAGAAATGATATTGATGAAGAATATATTTATCTATTTCAAGAATTATTTAAAAAGGAGACAGGTTTTTTTATAAATAATGAAGTAGAAATAATAGAAGAACCAAAGAAGATAGAACATTGTTTGAAAAGTGATAGATTTCTATGTGATAAGGCTGAAATAGAACATCTTAGAACTAAAATTGATGAATTAATTGATGAAGTAAATAAATTAAAAGGAGAAAAGTAATGAAAGTAGTAATAACAAAAGCAAGTGATTGGGATTATAGAGAAGTCAAAGAAATAAACACTCTTGAAGAATTATTAAAAATTTATCATTCATTGATTATTGATACAGACAAAACTACTATTAATCTTTACAAAGAAAAAGATGAAAAAATAGATTGTGTTGTAAAAATTTATGATGATTATGTTGAATAAGGAGGAAAAATAATGGAATTATGGATTAGAAGTCAAGATAAAAAAAATTTAATTAAAGTTAATTCTTTATGGATAATGGATAATCAAATATGGATGGAAGTTCCTTTTTATGAAAATCATAAGAAATTAGGATTAACCATATCAGGGCATAATCATAAGTTGGCAGAATATGAAACAGAAGAAAGAGCAATTGAAATTTTGGGTGAAATACAAAGAATAATATACCCAAAAGAGTATATAGAATTTAACTCAAAAATAATGAATAAAAGCAAAACAGAAGTAATTAAAGACCATTATAGCAGTTATTTAAGTTCTTATGTGTATGAAATGCCAGAAAAATAGGAGGAATTGTGAAGGAGAAAAATTATAGCAAAAATAAAATCAGAAATTATCTTAATCAAAAATTGTTGAAAAGACATTATGTATATAAAATTGTTGGGGATGAAATATATCAAATAGAATATCATCATTTCTATTTTGTTGCATACTATGACAAACCATCTATAAAGGGACTAATAAGATGTTTAAAAAATAATCATTATATAGTATGGGATTGTTTTAATGATTTTGATATTGAAAATAATAAAGGCTCTAGGTGCGAAATAGAAAATGGATGCTTTGATGGCTTTTTAAATTTCTGCAGAAAAAAAAGAGCAACAGATATATTGACATCAAGAGTTAGATATTGGGAAAATAATATCGTAAACAAAAAAGACTAGGAGGTAATTATGAAAGATATAAATATTAATTACGAAGGATTA